GCTGATATTACCAATGTCAACAACAAAACTTTGCAGCTTCTTGTCAAACTCGTCGCCACCAATACCAAGACCAACAGCAGCAGTTTTGAGCGTGTCTTCCATGCTCAACACAACCTGAGTGATTTGGCTATTGAAATCTGTGCCGAGTGACGTAACATCAGTATTGTGTCTATCGCTTCTGAACCATCCACCACTTGTCGTAGTGTTTGTATATTGTCCAGCAGACAAACCACTTTGAGCAATTTGACCTAAGTTTGCAGAATTGACCTTAAGGCCCGTATCGTCAACTGTAGTCTTTCCACCAAAGATCGATGTCGCAATTTTCCCTAAGATGCCGCCAACCACAGGAATACCGCCAATTGCAGATGCCAATCCAGATACAGAAGAATTTGCCGTATAGCCTGTGAGGTTGGAGTCCCTGGCAATCAACGTTGCGAAAGCGGAAATACTGTTGTCCAACTTACGCAAAGCATCCAGCATGTCATTTTGCACAATAAGACCAAGTCCAGAATTCTTCTCAGCGATTTTCAAGGAGTTGGCAATTGAGTCAGACTTTTGGCCAACAAGCTTGACATCAACACCGTCAAGGATTGTGGGAGCACCTAACACTGTGCCCGTACCTTGAGTTTTTTGTTGCAGGTCGGAAGACATTGGACCACCACCTCCTCCACCCGTAACAGCCACGCCAAGTCCAGCAACAAGAGCCGTCATTGCAGCCATACGGGCAAATGCAGTGTACGGATCACCTTCACCTTGTGTCAGGATTGCGTTCACACCTTTAATCAAGGATAGGGCAACTTCGGCAGTGTGCAACACCATCGCAGCTTTAGCCATTGCCTGATAGCCTGTAGAGCCCTTCTCAAAGAACATCGATGCGGCACCTGCCATATCGCCGTACATGCCGAGTTGGTTTTGAGCACCTTGCAGACGAATGTCGTTAAGTTGCTTTTCCTTTTCGGTTTCACTGAGAGACTTGTTCTCGCTAATCACGCGAGCCTTGTCTGTAAGGCTAATTGCATCAGCCTGACCTTCTGCAAACGCTTTGAACATCTTGCCAGCAGCTTCCCCCGATGCACCAAAGGCATTCTTCAACGACTTCTCGATTTCGCTACCGATGTCTTTCCACATACGGATTTGTTCTGTGGCTACTTTCGTGAGTGCAGCAGAACGTCCAGCGTTAGCGTTAATTTTCGCTTGCACCTGTTCCCAAGCTTCTTGTGCCTTAGCACGATCTTCAAGGGCTTTCTTTTCTGCTGTGAGACGAATCACCTCTTCAGCACTACCTTCACCCATTGCAGTGATAGCATCGATCTGTTGTTGTTTCCAATCGATCTCTGCTTTGGTGAATTCATCTTGCATCTGCTTCTCGTTAGTGATTGCATCACGAGCAGCGTCAGGCAAGCGGTTGTATGCGTCAATCTTGGCTTGCAGAGCCTGCGTCTGAGAATTCACTTGCGTGACAAACTGCACAGTTTTAGCATCAGCATCATCTTGCTCTTTTTGCTGACGAGCAGCGGGGTCAGTTTCTGCAATAACTTTACGAGTTGCTGTGTCAGCTTGATTGCGCTCAAGACGCTTCTTGATTTCATTTCGCTTAGTTGCAGCCTCTTCCATAAGTTTTGTATCTTTGGAATAGAAGGAGTCGACCAACTTCAACTGAGCATTCAGCGAATTTTCTTCAAGCTTCGATTCGTTTTCAAGGAACTCTGCTTTAGCATGCTCGGCTGCCGAATTAGAAATCAGCTTCTTTTGTTGCAGATCGTTGATGAACTTCAGTTGATTGTCATAATAGCGCTTATCAATTTCATATTCAGCATTGATTTCTGCAATCTTTGCGTTCAAACCCGCAAGACCTTCCTGCTTAGGCTTCGGTGCAGCTTTAATACTGTCCCGTTCAACCTGTTTACGCATCATTTCGACACTCGCATCCGACAATACACCTTGCATCATCGCAGCATACGCTGGATCATTCTTAGCTTTCTCACGTTGCTGAGCGATGACGTTATCAAAACGAGCAAGACGTTGCTGAAGATTTTCTTCGCCTTTGGAACGTTCCATCAAGTTACGTAGATAGACTTGCTGTTCGTTAGCAAGGCGATCCATTGTCTTATTGTGCGCCTTATCCGCAGCGTCATATTCGCCCTGAAGAATTGCATTTTGAAGCTCTTTAATCTTGGCCTTGTCCTCGCGCACACCAAAGTCATTGTCACCTTTGCCGAAACTCTCAAGACGGGCAAGGTGCTCTTGCGTCTCTTTAAGTTGGTCTGTCAAACTTCCTTTGTGCAACAGGTTGTTCCAGAAGTTGGATGCCTTCTGTCCCATAGTGTCTAGAAGCGAGCCTAATGATGTAAGCTGAGACTTCAATTCCTCAGCACGCTTCTTCTCCTCTTCCGCCAATGCGGCAATGGCAACGCGAGATGCTTGTGCATGTTCGCCTTGACGTTCAAGTTGAATAATGTGTGCGAGCACAGACGGCTCAAGGAAGTGCATTTGTTCGTCAAGCTGCATGGCAGCGTTAGACACATCTTTGAAACCTTTGTCTGTAATCTTCAAAGGATTGCCAGCCAACTTCTCAAAAGCCGCTGCTGTCTTTTCAATAGACACACCTGCGTACTTCTCCATGCCAACAGCAGCTTCGGCAATTAGATTAATTTGATCAGCAGTAAACTTGCCTGTGGAAGCAACAGCGATAACAGCCTCACGAGCCTTGCCGAATTCCCCGTAGGCAGAGCCAATACGATTTGCCATCGTGTACAGTGCATCTCCTGTTGCCCCAGCAGAGTTCCCTGTCAGAATAACTTCTTTGTTCAAATCTTTTAGAGCAGAAGCACTGTGCATGTACGTCATAATACCGGCAGCAAGTGCGACACCGACAGCCACGATGGCACTGAGCAACACACCGAACGATACACCAAGCGCACTTGCTGCACTTCCCAACGCCTTCCAAATTGCAGGCATTACATTGACACGCTCGCCCAACACAAGCAAGGAGCCGTAAAAACGATTAAGCTGTCCTGTAGCAAGTTCGTGAGTCAAGACCAACAACTCACGAGACGTACCCGCCGTAGCAAGGCTCAATCCTTCATGGGCACCTTTTGCGTTTTTAAGCTTGTTGATATATCCGTCAACTTGATCTGATACTCCAAGTTGGGCAGCACGCGAGCGCAATTGCTCTGCGTTATAATCTCGGATTTCTTTTGTTGTCATCCCCATTGTGTCAGCTTGACGCTTCAATGTCGCCACAAACGCATCTACATCTCTGTTAATGCTATTGGCAGCGGTTTGAGCTTGGCGCAGTGCAGCAGCCTCTTCTCGCGCTGCTGTTGCAGCATCTTTCCACCTCTGCACTTGCGACATCATGTCGATTTTTTCCATCTGCTCACGGATTTTAGCAGCCATTTTAGCTGCTTCGTCTTGCGCAGATGTAGCATTCCTGACACTGCTTGTAAGTGCATTGAATCCTTGTACAGCTTGTTGGGCAGCATCCACTTGCGCTTTTGCAGAGGCTTGTGCACCGCTACCAATATTGGATGTATTCTTCTCAGCTTTCTCGCCAGCAGTTGCAAGATCATTGAGTGCTTTTGTAGCATCAGCGATGCCTGTCGAATTAACGACAATTGTTAGACTTGAAGCTTCAAGGCTCATATCACTCCCTTTGTTGTTGTCTCAAAAGTTTCATTTGTTCCATGAAGCCAATCGCCTTTCCAACATGGTCAACTTCATTTTCTTCCACCTCGGGGGTGTACGGTGCAGGACGTTTAGGGTCGCTTGCACGGCTGTATTCTGCACAATATGCTTCTGACATGCGCTTCAGGAGTTCCCTTTCCCAAAGCGTAATGTCTATTTCGTTCACATCAATAAATGCCTTAATTTCAAGCCAAGATAAAGGCGTCAGCCCCATACCGGACTGCAACGCTTGCCCCGAAAGTGAAAAGATCGCGAGCAGATGACTCCACGGGCCGGGAATCTCCGGTAGTTGAATCTCTGTCGCGATCTCTATCAGGTTGCCATCTTCGTCACGTTGCCCAAGATGCTTACCTTGGGCCATTTCAAAACGGCTGTATTTTGATTTTTCAGGTGCAGCACCTAAGAACGCAAGCTGTCTTGCGTATAATATAAATTGGGAACTTAGACTTTCAAAAAAGCCGAGGTATCTCCAATGGCCTCGTTAACCTGCTTCTTCAGCCAATCATACTGCGGGTTAGAATAAAGCTTACGGAACGCATCTGCGCTATCCACTGGCTCACCGTCCAGTGTAAGATTATCAATCTTAACCGAAAGGGCAACCAGAAATTCCACACTCTGTTCACGCATCTCGTCAGGTGTAGCTTCACGCTTGCCGCGCTTAGCAGCCTTCTTCATCATTGCATCAACAGCTTTACGATAGGCTGCACTCGCTTCGCCTTTTACGGTAACCTGAACAGGTTTCGATTCCGGGTCTTCCCCCTTCTCGACTGGTGCGAAGATTGGCATATCTGTTTTAGGGTTAATCAGTTGGAACGAGGTTTCGTCTGCAAGGGCCAGCGAGTTAAGTTCAAAAGTCATGGTAGAGTTCCTTTAGTTATGTTATGCTTCTTGTGAAGCTTGGTTGTTAGAGCTATGTTGCTCTTTGGTTTGTTGCGAAATTAATTCTTCGGTGCGGTTTAAGAGGGATGCTAGGTTTACGTCGTAGAAGGTTTCTTTATATCCGTCAAAGCGTTCAAGAGGTTGTTTATATTGCACCCTAAGTTCCCTAAGCAACTGTGTTTCAATATCTCTAGGTATTGTCCCATCCTCAAAGTAATATGCCTTAAGAACTTTAAAATCCCTAGTAGATTCCCTTGACACAGATTTGCGACGGACGTTGGGATTCCTATTCGTTATACCTACTTTTGTCATCTCTCCTTCATGAAGAACATAGAGATACCCCGGCTTTCCTGCTTTGTAACCAGATTGAGTGCACTCTGGGCAGCCTCCGTTACTGTCCGGGTGCAAATGAAAATTTGGCGTCACGTTGAACCACTTATCATGTTCGACGCAACGAATTCTAACCTTAAGATCACTCTTGACATATTCCACACCTGTGTAGTCAAAAGATTCGCCAAATTTCAACGTTGCGTCTGCTACGAATTTGTCCGTATTGCTGCGGTTCTTAAGCCCACCTGCGATCTTTGCACATTTGGGGCAACCTGCACCTTTTACGTGTGTAGCAGCCGTAGTTGTGAAACACTCTTCGTGAACCGTGCAATATAATTCAAACTTGGTGTTCTTGATTCCACACCACATGGACTCAACATGTTCGTATGAGAACACGCCTTTGTGTTTTTGGTGCGCATCTCTGGAAAATTCAGAAAACCCTATTTGAGAGCCTTTCCCGTTCCGTTTGTACCCGCAGTCTTTGCACCCTTGCCCCATTAAGTGTGCCTCTGGCATCATTTGGAATACACATCCACAACTATTGCATGTGATGTTTACCTTGATGTCCGACCTTACGTATATTACGTCCGTATAATCGTAACTGTTACCGTGTAAAGTAAGGCAGTCGCTTATAAACTTCTCTTGTGTACTCCGATGGTTAAGTCCGTTCTGTACCCAAGCACATTTTGCGCAACCAGTTCCGCGCATGAACGACCCTGCCTGCACGCTGAAAATTCCGTGCTCATGACATTCGACATCGATTTTTTCGGTGGTTCTGGTGTAAACTATGTGTTGTAGTCCATAAGTGTTTCCATGCGTGTTAGCACAGCGCACTAAGTATTCTTCTTGTGTCAGCTTCTTACCCATGTGTATCCTCATTCAAATAAGATACACTTAAGGCGGGAATAGGGTATAAGGCCACTATTCCCATAAGTGTTTAAACGTTAAAGGCTCTCGCAAGAAAGCTCTTAAGGTTTAGAGGGTTTACACCCTCTTACACCAATCAGGTGCCTTCGATCACACTGTTGTCAAGCTCAATGTCTACCGTGGTTTGCAGAATCTGGTCTGCGTTGCCGACGTTAGTTTGAAGACCTGTAACAATACCTGTAAAGTATGCGCTACCAAGTGTCGCCGGATACGTCACCTTGAACGCATTCGATGTACGACCATTAAACGCAGTTTGCAGGGCAGTCATGTCGGTGCCGGTGTGCTTGGCAAGAGTCATGTTAATCGTGCCATAATCGACGCTACCTGCACGCTTAATAACAGTCGCAGTGTCCAGCGGAATAAATTTCTGTACGGAAACTTTGCCCCCGAAAACGCCCAGTTGGCTCACCTCTGCGATAGGAATCCAAGTCAAGGCCGAGAAACCCGTAGAGTCGTATGTCGTAGGCAGCGTTGTCGAGATCGAGATAGTAGTAGTCGCACTTGTAACAACGGTTTGAGTCATTTGTATTTCCTTTAAATTAAATTATCTTTTGCAAAAGATGCTTCATAACCTTGCGGCTATCCTTACGAGCTTGATAGCTCTTGTCTATACTGCACCCTCACCACAGCAACTCTAAAAGCGGCATCCGTCATAGGAGGGCTAATGTTGGCTGGCTGTTCCACACTAAACGTGCTATACTTGGCCTTGTCGTACACAGGAAAGAGTGCTGCAACTGCGCTTGTAAGCGTATCAAGCTGCTTCATGCCTTTTCCGTCCGGTACACACACCATAACTTGGAACGAGCCATAAACACGCTGTCGCATCGCATCCACAGTAGCATTTTTAATAGCATTGTTAAGAAACACTACTTGCAAGTACGGCGATCCAACAGGCTTGTTAAACGCTACACCTTCATACGCAACAGAGATTGCAGGACTTTGTGCAGCAGCGAAGGCCGCGATAGCTGACTCCACCTCTTGTCTAATGTTCATAGCTCTCCTTTAATCGCTGTGAATGCGCTCTGCACGGGCGCATACACTCTACGCATGCCGGTCCACGTCCAACCGCTGATAGGGTCTTTGCCTGCTTTCCAACCTAGGTATTCCACATTGGCAGCGTAGCTAAGATTGTTAGACAGGCTCACAAACCCGTCCTTCTGAAAGAACGCTGTGCTAGGCTTGATAATACTTTCAATTCTTGCTAAGCTGTCGCCGCCATCACTCGTAGCACCTGTGATAGATGTGTCGAAGCTATTAACAGCAGGGAACCAGTTGGCAACGAAGTGACCTGCTACATATGGGCCATCACCGACATGAGGGGAATTGTTTACAATGCGAGTGAACAGGTTGTATGCAACAGCGTTAATCTTGAAGTTAACTTCTGTCTGCACCCGTTGGATGTTCGATCTGAGGGAATCTGCAAAACTTCCCATATACCTCCCTTACAGAAAAGAATTATAGCATTGGTGCACTATCTTGTCAATTTTAATAGCCCAACAGATTATTTTGTGATGTCCTGCTGGTAAACATACGCACCTTTACAAAGGGTATGTATGTTTCCATATGTATCTGTCATTTGGATATCATAATAGAAAAACCCCACGCGATCAGCTTGACTGAGTGTAGGAGAAAACTCCACAACACCGTTGATGGCATCAACAATTGCGCCGTTGATTTGGTACAATTGAGTTGACGTGTCTATTGGATTTTGAGCAGTACTTATAGTAAGTAAGAAAGAGCATCCAGAAATATTCGTTGCGTCTTGCGTACCAACCGTCGTGATTGTGCAAGTGTCGGGGCGCGTATCCCCCCTAAACCTCATAATTTGCATAAGTGACCTCAGTTAATGTCCGCATGATACTTAACCGTCTGAATGTTGATCAAGTAAGGAGATAGCGTTATGGTGATGTTAAATTTGTCTCCAGAAGCCGTGTAGTGCAACCCGCCCTCGGTAACTCCGGAAACAGTTGCCTTACCGCCTGAGTTGCCAATAACTGTTGCCACAAACGCTGCAATCGCCTGAACCTGTGCAGCCGATACAGAGATGCCACCAGCGCCATAAATGGCAACAGACAGTCCTCCAACGCTGGCGAGCCCCGTTGCCGCACCCGTTGCGCACGCAAGAATTACCCCGCCAGCGTTCGCTACCGAAGTTCCAAACGAACCTGCATTAGTAGCCATCCGGGCGGCTGCGCTTCCAGTGCTACTAGCTAACCCGGAAGCATTAGCTATCGAGCTACTTATAGACGCGCCACTTGCGGAAGATGAGGCACTACCAACAGCACTAGCAATGGCGTTATAAAACGCGCTCGCAATAGCTGCTGCATTCGATGTGCCGATTGCACTTCCATCTGCTGACCCTGACGCTGGAGTTAATGCTGCACCTGTACCAGATACGGATGATGTACCTGCTGATCCCCCAGCCACAGGAAATAGCGATACGCCGCTTCCTGATCCCACCGCAGTACCTACCGTGTTAGCTTGCACGCTCCAGATCGAGTATGCGTTTCCAGATACCGTTGCAGAACACGAGCTTGCACCCGTTGTGAGATAGATAGATACACAGTTAGCAGTATTTGAAGTGGTTCCGTATGAGCTTCCACCAGAGTAAAACAAGCTGACAGTAGAGCCTGACAGCGACCCCGACCCAACAGAACTTCCAGAACTTCCTGCAATTGCCACAGACGCAGCCCCGTTGGTTGCTGCGGCTTGACTGGAGGCGAAGGTGTTAAAAATCGCCTGCGCAATTGAGGACAGACTTGATGCTCCAATAGAGCTTCCGTCCGCTGATACGATAGTTGGTCCCGACCCGCCGCTGGCAACTAGAACATCGAGTGTTTCTTCTTCGTCCGAAGATGTCAGTGCTTGCCACATCGAAGCAGACAGCGCGCGGGCGGATTCCTTGGGAATACCTTTGCTAAACCGTGCATGTGCAAAGAACGTCGCATTAATCACCCCACCCGTCGCAGTGGCCCCACCGATAAATCCAGTTGGTGTACCGGCAAGTCCGAAGAGGGAGAACGTGCGTGTTACCGAAAACTTCTCAACACCATCAAGGTATCCACGCCAGTTCGTGCCGTCGTACGTGTAGACGACAACGTGCGGTAGCGTGTCATTGACGACGATGCCGCTGCCCGTGCGTGGGTCAGTGCCAGTGTATCCCTGAGCGAAAAATTCTACGGTGTTAGCGACGTACCCGTAGATTACGGCCGTTTGGTCGGCACTGGCACCATCCATTACAATGTACTTTTGACTCTGCCCGGTCGCATTCAACTGGAACGCAACGGCGACAGTGAATTGGTTTCCTACGCCGATGGTCTTACCCTTGGCGCCCACTGTCCACGTGTTGTTACCACCATTCTGAGAAACACCTATACCCTGAGGTGTGACCCGTACGGTGTGGCCCGTACCGGAACGGACAAGTCCAGATGGCCCTGCGGCCTCAAAATCGGTCGCTTGGAAAACAGTGAAGCTTTCTAGACCAAGATTGCGCCACGCTGGCGAGGCGACAGCACGTCCCTGTGGTTGGTAGCGCATCCCCGGCATGTTATACTCCTGTAACAGCTTGCAATGTGGCCTCTACGGTAATAGCATTAGTTATGTTACCATATGCGATAGCTCTAACATACATCACCCCCCTATCGAGGATAATCGATCCACTGTACGTACTACTTGCAGTAGTATCTCCTCCAACAGAGAAGTAGTCATACCATGTAGTGTTATCTGGAGATACCTGAAACGTAATCGCTCCGGCTGCAGTTGGAGCCGAGCTTCCGTTCGTGATTCGCCAGTTAAGTTCCCCACCATAGTACGTAGTGCAATCGGTGGCTGTACTAGTGATGGACGGGGATGTTTTAGTTCCGCCTGCGGTACATGACGTGCCCGCTGCAATAATTGTTTTTAGCGATTTTGTAATGGCCATTACTTCATACTCCCGTCAGGATTGAAAAGAATTTCCGCCACTTCTGCCTGTGACACGGGGTCTGGTGTAATGCTCAATGCAATCAGCTTTTCCGCTTGATCTTGCGTCAGAACAGCAGGCACAAAGCTTTGAAGTGTGTAAATCACCAACGGATCGCTGATAATCAGCCGTCCTTGATCGAGAAGCGGCACTACATATTTGAATCGAGAGTCATTGTGCAGAACATCTAGGAGAGTATTAGCTGTTGCCAGATCGTTTAGAACCGAAATAATTGTTCCGTTTCCGATCATAAGATTGCTCGGTTTATTTCGTCCTGTGCTAACTGCCTCCGCAATTGCATGGCAATCACGGCTGGCAATCAGTTCAGCGGAACACTTTGCAAGAATTTCGTCTTTCGTGATTGCCATTTTGGATTAGTCCTCTGTTACCAGGCCCGCAGCCGTAGTGATACGCGGTTGCACTCCGACGTTCATTACGATATTTGGCGACAGCGTACCGCTGTACAGAAGCTTACCAGCACCGCTTGACGAGGTTCCGACACCGAAGTGGGTAAGGTTTCCGCCCGGAGATGCTGTGCATTGTCCGAAGTCGCCATTAGCCGTTAGGTTCACAGAGTTACCTGTCACCGTAAAGCCAGCAGATGAGCGGGCGACAGCGATACGAGCATAGCCGGTGTATGCAGTTTCATTAGTAGCCTGCGTGCCAGTTTCGCCCGGATCGGCTGTGTGTAGCGACAGGTACAGGCTTCCAGTTGTGCCGCTAGGGAGAAGCCCTGTAGCATCACCAATAAGAGACGTACCTACGTTATTAAAAACCAGCTTAAGCAGGTCGTTTTCCCATGTATCGGATTTACTCATTTCTATTCCTTATTCACGAATGTAAAGTTCAAACAACACGCATCCGTCGTTAGACATCGAAGGATTAAGTTGTTTGATTGTAATAATCTTGTAAACTTTTCCGTCCACTTTCAAATAATCTTTGTTAGGGGAAAAGTGAGGCAGAGGCAACCCGTCTTGTGTTTTTTGCGGCGGTTGGATGTAAACTTGTTTGTCGCCAGTTTTTATAAGAGTGCTATTTTCGGTCCCTTCACCCTCATTCTTGCGTACATAATCAAAAAACATTGCTTTCACAGGGATGTCTTTGAAGGACACAATGTTTTCCGAAGTATCTGTGTTGTACGACTCTGTAAGAGATACCATTACATGCGCTGTGGTGCCGAACTTAGCCATCATTGACGCTACTGTGCGGTCGAAGGAATTCATTACTGCGGCTCCACGCCACCGTTAGCAACAGGGCCGCTGTATGGATCAAAGGGACCGGCAGCAATTTGATGCAAACGTTCGTCAGATGTCGGGCGATTCTGTGCGTTAGTGAAGTCCTCTTTGAATTGCAAAATAGGATGGACTTCGTCTGCACCTGCAACATAGGGCAATGGGCAAACGCCGTTGAAAGCGGGGTCTCTTAGGACTAAAAGCAGATAGTCTTTGTACTGGTTGTAGACCTGACTCCCATAAGATGTAATAATACCCATCTTAGCGTCAGAGTCGAAACTGAGTGTAG